TGGGCTTTGACATTGAGCATAACGACAACATCTGCCATGTGGTAGGGGATGATGAGGGAAGGTTTGTAGCCGCCTATGAGGGGCTTATCATTCGTATCCCCTTCTTCTCCATCTACATTGGTGAGTTCAGTGAGCTAGACCCTGAAGTATTGGAATTAGAAGACTAAAAAAAAGCCCCTAAGCTATCTGCCTAGGGGCTTTTTTGTTACTCCATCCCGTATTTATCGTACAGGTTTTGTTCTATTATCTGCTTTCGTAGCTCTGGATATTTAAACATCAGTTTGTTACGAGCTGCTTTGGTTACCCTACTCATCATCTTCCTAGCAACATTTTGTTTAATCTGTTTGTTAGGTAGATTGGCAAGGTTGGGCATTGCATTCGAGAACATCCTAGTTGACATCTCGTTTATATACCGCTTATAATCTGACAATTGCTGTGCGTCCATTTGAACCTTAGACAGCTTAGAACTCTTAGGTGCAAAGGTAACGCCAAGTTCTGCCATCCCTTGTTGAAACTCAGTAGGCATATCAGAGACAGCAATACCTGTAATCGCCTGAGACGTACTGGTCTTACGAGGCTGGAGGTTATTAGGGTCAGCACTGTACAGTGCATAAGACTCTGGTAACGACTCACGGGCAAAGGGCACACGCTGTTGCATCTTCTCTGCTGTTGTTATCGCCTCACGCTCATATGGGTCAATAGCACGAGCTATGGTGTTAGCACCAGCAGGAACCAAACGCTTAGCTAGGTTGTCGAAATAACCCTTAGCTTTGTTGGGTGAATCCATAGCGGTGAGCATATCAGCAAAACCCTGCAAGAAAGTTTTCTCTAGTATGTTACCCTTCAGCAAACTCCAACTAGCAGCAAGAATCTCGTCAGCCTCTTTACCCTTCTGAATCTCACCCTTCTGATAGCGGTCAGTCATCTTAAACGTATCAGCAGCTAACCCCATCACAGTTGCAAAAGGTTCAACACGCTGGTAGCTTATCCACTGGTCACCTACCTTAATGGAGAAAGGCTGGATGCCGTTAGCTTGCCATGTAGCACGTTCAGCAGCATCGTCAGGAACAGAGCCTGTCAGTCGATCTCCTAAGTATAATGAGCCTAGCCCAGTGATAACACCTAAGCCAACAACCTGCCTTGCCACCATGTCTTCCAATGGCATCTTAACCACGTCAGTTTTGAAGGTAGGGATTTTAACCCCATCAACAACCTTATAAACTACGTTAGTCTGAGTGACTCCGGGCTTGACAATTAAACCAGCACCGGGTACGTAGCTTAAACCCTCTTTGGTTAAGTTCCAAGGGGTGCGAAGGAAGGGTACGATTTGGGTCGCTAGAGTTGTCCCTGCTGTATTTCCTTCACCACGTACCTTAGAAATCTTATCCATGATACCAGTTAGTTTGGTCTGGAAGGTTCCATCGGTAGCGTAGTTGCGGATGTCATAGATAGCAGTGAGGAAGTCATCACTGTCACCAAACACCTTATCCAAACGACTAACATAATCCAGTCGATCTTCTTGAGTATACTTCTCAATCAGTGACTCAACAGATACTTTAGGGTCTGCCTTGTTTGCTGCTGGATAGTCACGTTTTGCTTTTGCTACAATCTCTTCACGAGGCTGCATTGAGAAGGCACGTTCCTTATACTGCTTGTACAAGGTGTCATAGTCACCCTTACCAGCCGCCTCATCCATTGATGCTTTGCGACTGATCAGTGCCATAGTCTTCTGTGTGCGTAACCGAGCCTTGAAGTACTCGTCAATACCAATGGTTAACCGAGTAGGCATACGAACAATATCACCACCATACTGACTGGGGATAGCCTTGGTCATGTAGTCGTACATCTCACGCAACGCTAGGTTGGCATCCTCAACAGAAACATTACCAGTTCGAGGGTCAACCCTAGCACCAGCAGCTTCCATCTTCGTGTTAAACTCTTTCTGTGACATCCCCAACGCTTTAGGGGTTAACTGAAAATCAACAGGCAACCCTGCTTTGAAACCAGACTTGAGAAAGACTAAATCGCTTTTTAACCCATCAAACACAGAGTCAAACATGGCTCTAGCTTCACGCTTTGCTGCTGCATCTTTAGAGAAAGCAGTCGCAATCACACGTAAAGTTGGCTTCGCTAGTGTGTTAACAGCGTTACCAATAAAGTTAACCACGGGAGTGCCTGTACCTGATAGCATGGCGTTAATGGTGTACTCGTTAAATATCTGCCACACGTTAGGCTTCTTCTTATCCAGCCCCTGCGACACCATATTCTTGACAACACCATTAACAGCGTCAGGGTCTATACGGTCAACCTTGCTAATAACCTCCCCGATATTTTTCAGTACGTTTTGACACGCTGCTGATAAAAAGTTCTCGCTCATTGACAACCCATCCCCGGAAAGATTCCCCTCATCATTTTGGTCTGAGGTGTTTGACCACTTGAAATAGTCTGTGCTATAATACGACGAGCGTTCATAGCGCGACTAGCCTTAGTACCATCATTCTTGTAGAACAGATCGATACCAGTGTAATATACCATATCACGAGATAGTTCAGCAGCTTCTGCCGTATCTAAACTTTCACCGCTATCCACCAAGTCACGTATGCGGTTTAACACCTTTGTCCTGTTAGCCATAGCATCAGCGTAGAACCAACGGAAGCCAACAACTTGGTCAGCAGACATATTGTCTTTTAACCCCTTCTTGGCTAGCATGAACTCAGCCATATTGCCATACTCATCGATGATTTCTCTCAATGCCTTAGCACCAGCCTGCTTCAAAGCAGCGAATGAACCCTTACCAGTAACAGTTTTATCCATGTCTTTTGGTAGGGCAACACGAGGGTCATCATTCTCTAGCATACGCATCAGCACACGCTCACGAGTGTCTCCACCCTTGTTAATGTCCTTCATGGTCTTAGGCATCAACTCAGGGGTTAGGTAGGTGCGAGGGTTAACACCAGCAGAACCAACACTGCGGTTCTCTTTAGGGATACCAATATCTTCAGGTGGGATGTCCAACACATCCTCAGTCTTAGGAGTACGGGTAACAGCCTCGCCTTGAATTAAACTCTCGGCTTCTTGAGCAGACTTAGCACCCTGAACAGCGGGAGAGTCTTCAGCAATTTTAGCAACTTCTTCTTGTGGTATAGCCTTGGTTGCTTTAATCTTCTCACGGTAGCCGGGGACATCAAGGTCAACACCAACAGCGTTCAAACGTTCCTTCAGCGTTACTGCTGACATGAACTTGTTACCATTGAAAGCATCGCGGAACTGAACACCACCCCTACCATCTTGACTGATTACAACACCAACCTTTTGTAGGTTTTGTACGTCATTAGAGTCTAACCCATCCTTGACATCAATACGAGTAGGTTGGACAGGAGTACGAATTTCACGTGGTGGAGCAATACGCTGTTTTAACATCCCAGAGAACATAGAGGGACGATCGAAAACAAGTTTACCACCTTCAGGCGTCATCGTACCTACACGCTTGGCTAGTTCCTTACGAACCTTAGTCGCCATGCCTTGTACTTCACGCAAACTTAATCCTGTTTTGTCAACTAACCACGACTGAGCAGCTTGAGAGGATACCCCACGTTTTTCACCAGCAACCCAGAAAGCGTGATCTAAGTCATCAGCAAACTTAGCATCCACCTTGTTAATCTTAACTGGTTTCTTAATTTGAGTAGGCAGGGTTAGGTCAACATCAGAGGCTACTTGCTCTACCGTCTCCAAACTCTTTAACTGAGGGTTCCACTGTATAGGCTTATCAGGAACTGTGAATGAAGGCTCAGGTGCTAGCTTACCATTCCACTCTAACAGCAACTGTTCCTTCTGTGCTTCTGGTAGCTCATCAATCTTAGCTTGAATCTCGTCTGGCGTAGCCTTGGTTAAATCAGCATCGATGCCAAACTTTCTCAACAGAGCAGAAACACCAGCACCAAGACCACCACCGAGAACTAAACCACCTACAACGTTAGCAGTTCGACTGTCTCCCATTGTTTCGTAGGTAGGCTCAATAGCACCACCAAAACCACCAGCAATAGAACCACGTAGAGCACCCGTAGCAATTTTACCACCAATAGCAAAAGGCTTTAACACCGCTGCTGGTAGAGTAACAGGGTCTAAAATTGAACCTGTAATAAGACCAGTCCAACCCGCTACAGGGTTAGTCTCTAGCAGCATCCGACTCTCTTTTTCAGCCTGTAAGTCCTCGTCATAATCAGGACGCATAACGCCCAACCCACGTAAAGAAGAGGTAAAACCCCTACTAATGTTGGATGTAAAAGCGTCCCAAGAGCTTCCTCCTTCACCTGACAAATACTCAAGCGTAGGAATAGACACACCCTCTAGCGTGCCTGTAGCCATAATCTCTAAGTCTTTTACAGGGATTAACGAGTAGTCTATTTCTGCCATTTTTAACTTTCTTTAAAATAACCGTGACCCTGAAATATCACCTTTAGGAGCACCAGTTTTAGGACGAACACGCTGCTTACCTACTCTACTTCGCGCAATTCGCTTACGTAACTCTCTTTTTTGATCGTCTGTTAAGTAAGCGTAGTAGTCTCTAAGAATTCGCTCAGCATCTCCATCTTCAAAATACTTAATTGCTTCTGGAGGTAAGTTTTCTACTGAAACTCTAGCTTTGTCTTCTTTTTCTTGCGCTTGCACCTGACGCTCTGCACTGTTATAACCAGCACGTTCAACATCAGCTTCTGCAATTAGAGGAGCCATTTGAACTTTTTCCTCTGCCCCAGCTACCATACTTTCTATTGTTTTAGGAGCTGTGGTAGTGGATGAGGTACCTCCAGTAGCCGCTGCTTTAGCTGCTTTTGCTTTTTCCAACTCTGCTTTAGCTCTAGCAGCCATATCATCACCACCACCAGTGCTACCAGTTGTTCCACCAGTGGGCTGAGCACTAGACTGCTGCATATCTTCGTATTGCTTTGTCTCTGGATTGTATTTACGTGTAACAGTGATAAAATCTCTTATAGGAACAATCTTACCTTGACCATTATCCGCGTATTTAACTGTTTCAATCTTAAATTCTTTATATGGAGGAATCAAGTCTTGTTGTGCCTTCTGCATCTGCAAGTCTTCAGCTTGTAACCGACGAACTTCTCGTTGAGCCATCATAAACTGTTTGCCCATACCCGGTTTGTCAGCTAGAGAATCAGCCACTGCTTGCATCTTTTCCACTGGTGTGCCTTTAACAGCACTACCAGCCTTAATAGCATCATCTAGGTAGGCAGCTTCAACCTCGCCAGCAACCTTACCACCAAGCAAGCTACCAGCGCCCATACCAAGCATAGTACCAGCATTCTGACCCATAGAGACGACTTGCTGTAACAGCCCCTGACTACCCATCTGAGTAGGGGAAATCATCATGGAGTCTAACGCTTTATTGCGTATGTCTTGTGGGCTTTGAGCATTAAATACCTAAAATTTCACTAGCCATTATCTTTACCCCCAAACTGTTGTTTCATCAAAGCTGTGCCTAGGTTGCCAAACATACCAGCACCAGCCAAGCCACCAGCAAGGTTAGCGTTAGCAGCAGCCTGACCACCAGCCAACAACATCTGTCCTTGGTTAGCACCAGCGGTAGCTACACGGTTACCAATGTCAGCACCAATCTGTAAGGGCTTTAACCCATACTCTTCGATACCTAGACCAGTCTGTAGCAAACCAGTACCACGAGCGATGGAGCGGTCGATGTCTGCTTGAGCCAGTTGTGTTGATTGAGCAGCAAGCTGTTGGTCAGCCATTGAACGAGCTAGGTCACGCTGATACTGTTCTGGATTAACATACCCTGTACCAGCCCCTGCGCCCTGTGATGCGCCTGAAAGCCCTAAGCCAATACGACCACTCTGCAACTGTTGCTGGCGAAGGGCAATGTCTTCTGCACCTCGACTACCTTGTTGTAGAGCCATTTGTTGGTTATAATAGTTTTCAGCGGCTTTGGTCGGGTCAGTTTCAATCTGCCCCATAAACTCACCAGCCCCACCGTACATAGCATTACGAAATGCCTGAAGGGTTGGGTCAAGAGTATAACCAGCCTCTTGTTTATTCTCGTCAAAGAAGCTAGTACCAAAGCCAGTTGAGATTGAATACGGCTTAAACTTAGCTGACTCAGCCGCAATCTTAGCTGCCTCGATGTTAGACTGAGCCGATTGACCGGCTGCATCTTGAGCTTGATTAGCTCCAAATAAACTTAACCCAATTGGAAGAAGTGTTGAAAAAATATCTGCCATGCTATTTCCTTAAAAAGAACCACCGTTGATAGCAGCACCATCAAGAGTAGGTATTGTTACAATACCCGTAAAAGTTGGTGATTCAATGTCAGCTTTAGTTGCCATCTTATCTGCAATGTCGTTAAACTCATCGTCAATCTCAGCACCTTTTACAATTTTACCAGCATTACCACTAGGCAAAGTGTCTTTAGCGGCAAAGTCTGTGAGTTTAAAATAGTTACTCATCAGTTAATCCTTCCAGTTTTAACAAAAATATCCAGTTTCTGCACACTTAGTCCTTGACCGTTTACGTTAGCCTCGAAACCAATCTGTACCACTTCACCACTACCTTGAGCTGGTGTACTCACTTTATCAATCAATACGCCAGCGACATACTCAGACAAGTTATATTCAGCAATGCCGTACTCAAAAGCCTGTCCTGCATTAATCTCAAATGGGTAAGAGAAAGAAGCACCGTAGTAGTCGTAACCTGCTTTGATAACAAAGATTTGACCGCTGCCGCCAATAACAGTAACACTAACACGCTTCAGAATCTTCTTGACAGCGTTCTGACCCATGTCGATATAACTAGAAAAGAACTTCATACGGTAGGAAGAACCATTGTCTTGATAACCACCGTAGACACCAATCCCGTTAGGCTTACCTAGCAAAACAGCCCTGTCTCGTGTCCTGAGAAGTGCTGTAATCTTATGTTTATTCCACACTGTGATACGAGATGAACCATCCTCTAGGGCACTTCGCGTATCCAAGCAATAAACTGCAGACTGCGATGGAAAAGAGATTAGATAGAATGCGTTAGTTTCAGAGTAAACACTCTTTACTTTTGTCAACCCACCATTAACAGCAATCTCTGTATTAACCGCTGATTTAAAGTCATCCCGTATATTCTTGGTTAAGTCACGCATTGGCAATGACTTCTCCTGAATGAGGCGACCCAGAGAACGAATACCTGTATCTGAGAGGAAGATTAAATCATTACCAGTACTTTGAACAGAGTCACGAGCGACACAACCAACACCAGTGATTATGTCGCTTAGTTGGAAATCCCCTAGAGGGTTAGCTGCCCCTGAGTAAATAACAATGTTACGCTCACAAAAAATAATTAGGAAATCATTATGAGAAGCTAAGGCTACAATGTTATCTACGTTCTTCGGTAGTACGGCAGCGATATTTAGCGTACCACTTGTGCCACCAGAGAAGGCTGGGAAAGCTGAATCAGCAATGTCAGTTGACCAGTAAACTGTTTCACCATCATGCACCCAGAAACGCCCGTAAGCCGCCATAACGTCTTTAGGGTAGGATGACCCAAAGGAAGGCGTATAAGGTCCACCATGAGCCGTATGAGAGCTTTCAGGGTGTAGTACAGGGCTGCCACTCTCCCGTGTAAAGATGAGAGGCTCTTGACCATCCTGAACTAACAAAGAGTGGTCATAGATGTTGGCTGCTTTCCAGTTGTTATTGTTAATGGTATAGAGAGCAGGGGAAATGTCAGTTAAGGTGAAGTCGTTCTCTTGCAACAAAACCTTGTTATTACCAGCCACCAAGATGTCAACAGTGTTATCCGCATTTATATGCTCAAAGATACCCTCTACCACTTGCCCCGACAACTCAGACGAACCAGAAACAGTCTGCATTGTCCAACCTTTACGAGCACCCATGCGACCATATTGGTCAATGATGCAATTATCGGCTGTCAGGGCATAATTGGATGAAAGGGTAACACTGCTCTCTTGTGTGTTTAACCCGAAGAAGCCGGGTGCGACGATAGAGATAGGTGTTAATTGTTTCATACGCTATACCAAATAGTGTCCTCTTGATGACGAGCAGCGTCTAAGGCAATCTCATCAGCCAATGCCGACTGAGCAGCACCGTAGGCGTTCATACTTTGTTGACCACCGTCTTCACCTCGATCTTCAATAGCCATCGCTGTAGCTAACAGGAAGACTGGTCGAGCAGGAATTAAGAGCTTGTCGGTGTCGTTAACCAAATCAGCATTACGTAAGGTGACGTTGAAACGTAACTCATAGGCTTTGTCTGGAATGGGGTAAATATCTACCTGAGTATCACCATCAGCACTAACACCGTTAAAGTTGTAGAAGGCTGGGATACCCGTCTGAGGGGAAGCTGTTAGAAACTCACGGTTAAACCAATTAGCTGACCGATACTGCAACTCAATGTCGTTAGAATCGTTCCAAGCGTCTAGCACCTTAAAGTTATTCTTAGTGCCGTTCAGCTCATAGTTGAAAGTGTTAGCTGTGGTTGTTAATGTCAGTGTAGTCCGTAGAGCACTCCAGTCCCAAGCAGCCTCTACTTGTGCTTTAGCCTCATTGACAAAATCTCCAACAAGACGAGGGTATACGTTTACGTTCCCTGAGCCACCAACAGTGGTTGCCTCGCTTTCACGTAGTCGTCGTAAGACTTTATTGACAAGTTGTAAGTATGTCATTTATTTATTCCTTTGTTGCCATTATACCACAGATTAACAGTTTTGTCAAGTTTATTCGCCATCAAATGCAACAGTTTGTGGTTCTTTTCTTAGGTCAAACGTGATGATACAGCTTTGAGTTGCACCCTCTTGTGGTTGAATAACAAAAGAATCCCCTTGTTGCATCACAATAGACCCATTGCTAAACTGTAAATAGCTATGAGAAGACATTGGGTACAAGTCAATAATCTTAATCTTGTGGTCAATGTCGTGAGCGTGTTGCCAATAAGCCGTGGTAGTCTTGTTGTTAGCGTCAAGGTTAGAGATGAATAACAAATCCACCTCTGCCTTGTACCCTTGTGGGACTACGAATATTGTATTGGCAACACCCGCTGTCAGTTGTTTACCTACTGAGTGTTTCATTAGATAACACCACCATAGGGGTCGGACATAGTAGGAGTAGAGTAGTTACCAGTGCCATCTCCTGTAGCTGAGAAACCGTCAGAAGATGGGCTATATGCACCACCTCCATTATCACTAACACCGGGGATGTCAAAAATAGGAGTAATATCTTCGTAAGGAGTAACACCATCCATAATACTGTTATACTCTGATATTCTTTCGTTAGCCTTCTGATAAGAATCAGGCAACGCCCATCGTAACGCAGCAGGTGTTTTGTTGTACATAGCCTGTTGATACATCAAATCATTTAGAGTTGGAGCTGTAGAACCCGAGTAACTTCTTAAACCAAGCATACCACCGCCCAAAGTAGCACCTAGGGGTAACAAACCAAACAAATCATTCTTGATTCGGTTACCACGTTCATCTAAAGTTTCTCTTCCCAACCAATCTAGTTGCTCTTGGGTTAATTCAACTTTATCAGAACCAGAGTCATAAGGTGTGTTGTTTCTACCCAACATACCATTATCACCACCGCCACCACCACTTCTAACTGCTAAACGTCTCCTCTCTGCCTCATCTAACGCTAGTTGATCAGCTTTTCGATCTCTCGAGATATAGAAGGGGTCTTCACGGTAACGAGCATTCGCGTCAGTCATAGAGGGAGCTGACAGCATAGGGTTATCATTAACTTTAGGTATCGCAGCCATCAGTTCTTTTATGTAATCTGCAAATTTCTTATCAGCCATTACTTCTTCCCCTTGTTAACTTTAGCCCGTTGGTTACGCTCAGGCAACTTACGACCAGCCTTGCTCATAGCGATAGCGACTGCTTGCTTCTGTGGGCGACCTTCTTTAACCAGCATACTGATATTTGAGCTGACAGCTTTGTCGCTCTTACCCTTCTTCAATGGCATATTAACCACCCTTCATATCAATCATTAACACAATGAGCCACCAGATAGCGCCTATTCCAGCTGATACAATACCAATGGCAAGTGAGTTCCACAGGAGGGCTTTACGCCTCTGAGCCTGCTTATAAATTGTCTTCTCTCGTTGTTCCCGTATCTGCCTACGCATCTGGAGCATCTCTCTGTATGTCTCCACACCGTAGCGATAGGTTATCATCTCTCGCAGCTCATTCTCCATCTGCTGAATCTTCTGCTTATGGACTACAGCCTGAAAAGCCTCTTCCTCTACAGAACCTCCACTGAGCAGCTTACGAAACAGAGGTGGGTTCTTAGCCTCTTCCTCTGCTTTGTTAATGTCACTAACACCCTGAAAGAACTTACCGAAGTAGCCAACGCAATCTTCAATCTCTCTTCCAGCCTGAACAGCTTTCTTAATCATGTTGAAAGCACCGGAAGCTAAGGCAAACGCGCTAACAGGGTCTATCATGTCATTTCATCCAATGTTGTGCGAACCAAGCGAGGATGCCACCAACAATAGATGCTATGGTCATCCCCATCCAGAAACCACCTTTGCTTTGGTTGGCTAGGGCTAGAAGTGTTTTGATGTCAGCGTCCATACTGTTCACCTTAGCTTCTAACCCCTCCACCTTAGCCAATAGTTTCCCATACTCTACTGGGTTTAGGTTTTCCATTGTCAGCCTTCGTCAGCAGGCTCTGGTGTATTACCCTCGTCCAGCCACTCCAGGTACTCTTGGTAGTCTGTGTTGGCTTCGTCAAAAGGGATGAAGGCGTTGTCGGACAGGCGGCAAACACCGCGAATCTCTTTGCCTTCAATATCGTTTGGAAATTTTTTAAACATTTTATAACTCCGCCGAAAACTGCCAATTTAAAAAGCGAGAAGAATAGCTTCCCGTTGATGCACCCGTAGCACTTGCATACGCATGTCTTAAATCTGCAACGGTAAGTGTGTTAGAAGACGAGTTGTAGTGTGAAGTTGACCCCGTACTCCCTTGAGCGGCAGTTGGGGATGCCCGCATTTCAGTGACAAAAGGTGTTCGTTGCTCAGTGCTATAACCAGCAGGACCATAATCTGAACAGCACATATTTGCAATTTGAAAATACCGCTGACACCTGCGAAGCATCTCGCCATAATCAACGTGTTCAAAAGGCGTGGCTACACTGCCTGCCTCAAGCTGTACGCCTGTGATGTAGAAGGTGGCTCCGTTGGTGTTTACTAATTGGGTTTCTTCGCTTGCTCCCCAATAATTCCCTGAAGCCCATGCACCAGCAGTTCCTTGTAAATCAGGACCCACTCCTAGTGAAAAGAAAACCAATATCCCTTCTCCATTAGTTATATCCCAAGAACCAGTAGTCTCCCCCGCAATAGTTACAGAAATGTCTGTCCAAGTATTTGCGCTAGAAATTGAATAAGTAAAAGGATAGCTTCTATCTCCAGCGGAGTTTCTTAAAGACCCGCTAAACGTTCCTGTTACAGATGACCTAACTTTAAAAGACAAAGTTACTGTTTTGGCATCTGAAGTCCCCCAATTAAAATCTGCTATGTTATAGCCTTCAATAGTTTGCCTCAAAACTAATCTTTGAGTTTCAGTTAAACTAGAAGCACTTGCCGTTATGGTTACACCTACAGATTTTGAAAAACCAGCAGGTACTGTTGAGCTTTGTTGCGCTGAAAAGCTACCATCACTTGTATTGTTTACGTTAAATCTATCAACAGGAAACGCACCATTAGTAGTCACCGCAGCCCCAGCGTTCCTCTGGTCGAAAACCATTGCCCCGTTTATGATTTTATTCCTGCCAGCCATGTTAGACACGGTTGGGGTAAACGTGTTGATGGTTGCTGTGTTGCCACCGCTGGCATCGGTGATGGCGTTTGTTGCTAATGTACTCATGGCTTTGGATACTCCTGTTTCACTGCGGCAATCGTTGCCTTCCAAGCGTCAATGCCTTCGTGGTAGATGGTGTCTAGCTGGTCAGCGATTGATGGGTAAGATTGGGCACGTTGCTCTTTGTATGCGTTAGTGGCTACCAAGGCTTCAGCGGCAGATAGGTCATAGGACACGACTTGCTCGTTGGCATCATAGGCAACGTCATTACGGATTGTTACAACCGTTGGATTTAATTGGTAAATTGCATCGTGTAATTTCATGCCGCAATCTCCATAAGTGTAATTG